GGCAATTCGTGCTGGCTATTCAAAGAATAATGCCAGTAAGAATGCGTACATGCTAACTAAAGATAAAAATATTTCAGAACGACTTGCAGAACTAAAAGCTGAACAGACAAAGCGTACTAAAATTGAAGCGGACGATATATTACGCCGCCTAGTACGTATCTCCGAAAAAACTGAACAAGAAGGAGATTACAACGCGGCTATCCGCTCTTTAGAACTATTAGGTAAACATCAGGCAATGTGGACAGATAAATCAATTAACGAGACAACAGTCAAGAATGCGTTTGCTACGGGCAACTCCGAAGAGGACATGCAGAGAGACATAGACCGCCTCAAGAAGATTGCTGCCCCTAAACTTAAACTAGTAGAAAACGAATAAGGAATCATTATGGCAACAATAGCAGAACAAAGAAGAAAAGCAAGATTAGCAGGTAAACCTGTAGATTTAGATTCAGATAGAAATAGAGACAGAAAAAAACAACCATCTGATAAAAAACAAGATGCAGATCTTCGTGAAACTACTGTAGCAACATCAGAAGCAGCAACAAAAAAATTAAATAAAGAAGGCAGAAAAGGTTTTAAACCTGCGGCAAATTTATCAGATTATTCAAGCCAGTTAAAAGCATTATTATCTAATAAAGATAACCTTGTAGGAATTGACAGCGGAGATGGTAGAAATAAATACCAAGTCCAAATTAACAAATTAAAAAAACGAATGAAGGCTGAAGGATTAAAATTTAGTTCTTTGTTACGAGACGTAAAGAAACAAGAAAAAGCAGGAACATTCGATAGAGGTGCTGAAGGCAAAACTAAAAATGCTTTGCGTAAAAAATTAAAAACAGGCCCAGGGGCTAAATAATGTCTGGATTTAAAAGAGAATATACTGATCCTAAAAAAGCTGCAAAAGATTTATTTAAAGTTGGAGTTGGCAAGTTAGTAGACAAAGGATTAAAAAAAATTCCTGGTTATACTAAAGTTAAAGATAAAATTGATAAATCTGGTTTTTCACTATCTGCAGATAAAGATTCAGTTGGTATCACCTTTACTAAAAAATTAGGTGGTAAGAAAAAGAAAAATAAAAAATATGACTAAAATTAAAGTCACAGGAGATATAAGTATGGTATTAATACCGTTATTAAATGAATACGATCCATCACTACCACTAACTGACCCTTACTCTCAGTTAGCTTTATGGGGTGGAACACCGTATGTCATCAAGCAGTGAAGATAGGGACGCAGCTACAAGGCTAGCAATATATCAAGCAAGAGATGATCTATTAGCATTTATTATGCTAATGAATCCTAGTTTTAGTGTAGGCCCACATCACAGAGTTTTATGCGATCAATTGATGCGCATTGAGAATAATGAGATAGATCGTCTTATGATCTTTATCTCACCACGTTCTAGTAAATCATTAATTTCATCTACATACTTTCCAGCTTGGGTATTAGGACGTAATCCGTATTGGCAAGAAATTGCCGTATCACATAGTGATGACTTAGCTACAAGGTTTGGTCGTGCTATTCGTGATATCATAAATACAGATGCATATCAATCTATATTTCCAAAAGTTAATATTCGTAAAGACAACCGTGCGGCAAACTCATGGGCACTAGAACATGAGAAGAAACAGGCAGGTTCATTCCTTGCAGCTGGTTCAGGCTCAGGTATTGCAGGTTTTGGTGCCCACCTGGCGATCATAGATGATCCTATATCAGAGCAAGATGCCTTTTCTAAAACAAGAAGAGACAGTTTAAACGCATGGTATGCGTCTGGTTTACGTACAAGACTTATGCCTGGCGGTAAAGTTGTTATAGTTATGACTCGTTGGCATGAAGATGACCTAGCGGGGCACTTACTAAAGTTAGAAGATAACTCACCTATGTCAGATAAATGGGAAGTGGTCAGTATACCTGCCCTAAATACAACCGAATCTTTAGAAAAATTAGAAAAAGGACGCGAAAAGCTCATAAAACAAGGATATTTGTCCCAAGATTTTACTACTTTAGAACTTGGAGAGTCATTTTGGCCTGCATCTGACCTAAAAAACGGTTTTTGTTGGACAACTGAAGACATAATTAGGACTAAAAACAATACTCCTTCCTTTAAATTTGATGCATTATATGGACAATCACCATCTTCGGAGTCTGGAAACATAATTAAGATAGAATATTGGCAAGATTGGTCAAAAGATGAGCCACCTGATTGTGATTATATTATACAATCGTGGGATACGGCATTTTCTACAAGAACTACCGCAGATTACTCTGCTATTACTACGTGGGGTGTGTTCTCCGATGGTATATCTCCTCCAAATCTAATATTATTAGGTGCAGAACGAGGTAGATGGGATTATCCTACTCTTAGACAAAAAGCTGTAGATAAATGGACAGAACATAAAGCAGATTCTATTTTAATTGAGAAAAAAGCTTCAGGGCAATCATTAATACAAGATTTGCGGTTAGCGGGTTTACCTATTTTTGAATTTAATCCTGATAAAGATAAAGTTACAAGAGCTTATACTATAACAGGTTTATTTCATAACAAAAGAATATATGCTCCGTTTAAAAAAGATTGGGCTATGGATGTCATAGACGAAGCAAGAGCGTTTCCGACAGGTAGTCATGATGATTATATGGATACAATTTCACAAGCATTGTTATGGATGCGCAACGGAGGATATATTTCCAATAGTGCGGATACATGGCTTGACAGCAATGAAGAAAACATATATAATAGACAACGCAAACGTTACTACTAACAGGCGACAATAAGGATACATATGGCCGTTGAAAAGAGAATACAATTAGAAGATGAGATTGGGGTAGAATTACCTGAAGATGGTGTAATGGATTCTGACATGGAAGTTACAATCGAAGATCAACAAGAGATAGACGCAGCTGAAGCTATGGGCATGTTGCCTGATGAAGAAAGCGGAATGGACTTAGAAGTAGAAGATCATGAAGCTAATTTAGCTGACGAATTAGATGAACAACAATTAAATGACGTTGCAATGGAGTTGTCTGAAGCATTTGACAATGATAAAGACTCAAGACAAGATTATGACAGCATTGCAGAAGATGGTGTTACACTATTAGGTTTACAAGATGAACAAGGTGGCGAACCTTTTCCAGGAGCATGTAACGCAACACATCCAGCTTTAACACAAGCAGTTGTAAAATTTCAAGCAAAAGCATATAAAGAATTATTCCCTACAGAAGGGCCAGTACGTACACGTTTATTAGGAACACAAAATCCAGAAAAAATGGAACAAGCAAATCGTGTTCGTCAATTTATGAATTACCAAACACAATTACAAATGCCAGAGTATGGCCCAGAACTAGATCGTTTATTATTCTATGTTGGGTTATATGGTTCTGCATTTAAAAAAACTTATTGGGATGCAACTCTGCAAAGACCGCGTACTCAATATGTTAAAGCACAAGATTTTTATATAGACTATTATGCATCTGATTTAGAAACAGCAGAACGTTTTACACACACGTATTCAATGTCACAAAATGAAATACGTAAATATCAAATAGCAGGAATGTTTAGAGATACGGAAGTATTGGATTCACCAATGGATGGAGAATCTAATGCAGAAGAAACAGCAAATGAAGCTGTTGGTGTAACTAGACCTTCTATGCAAAAAGATCGTGTAGAAATGTTAGAGATGCATGTAAATTTAGATTTACCTGGATTTGAAGATGAGAACGGTATTGCATTACCTTACATTGTTCATATGACAGATGATAATTTAATTTTAGCTATTAGAAGAAACTGGGATCAAGAAGATCAAGCAAAGAAGAAAAAACATTTCTTTACACATTTTACAATGATTCCAGGATTAGGTTTTTACGGATATGGTTATCTACATTTAATTGGTGGATTAACTAAAACAGCTACGTCCTCTATGCGTCAATTAATTGATGCTGGTACTTTTGCAAACTTGCCAGGGGGTTTCAAGGCACACGGTCTTCGTGTACTTGCCCCTGATGAGCCTATTGCACCAGGTGAGTGGAGAGAAGTAAATAGTCCTGCGGGCGACCTTGCTAAAGCATTACAACCATTACCATTTAAAGAACCTTCACAAACTTTATTTAATTTAATGCAATATGTAGTTAATACAGCAAAAGAGTTTGCTGATTCTAGTGATCATATTGTTGACAATGCATCTAATTATGGGCCAGTTGGTACGACTATGGCATTATTGGAACAATCATCCAAGATGTTCAGTGCTGTGCATAAACGTTTACATTCAGCCCAATCTAAAGACTTACGTATTTTAGCAAGATTAGATCATGAGTATTTACCTGACATGTACCCATATGAAGTAGCAGGAGGGGCACAACAAGTTTTTAAAGAAGATTTTAATCTTAAAAGTATTGATGTTATTCCTGTGTCAGATCCTAACATGCCTAGTGAGTCACATAGAATTGCAAAAATAAATGCGATTATGACTATAGCCCAACAACAACCTGCATCGTATAATATGGAACAGATTGGTATGGAGTTATTTCAAGCAATGGGAATTGATGAACCTGAAAGATATTTAAAAAAGAAACAACAACCTATTAGCGCTGATCCTATAACGGAAAATATGGCAGTAATGAAAGGGGCACCTTTACAAGCTAAACCTGAACAAAACCATGATGCACATTTAGTAACGCATGCTTTAATTTTACAGAATAAAACGTATCAAGGTAATCAACAAATGATGCAATTATTAACATCACATATACAAGATCATATGGCATTAAAATACAGACAAGAAATGATGCAAATGATTCAAGATCCACAAATGCAACAAGCACTCATGGCAGGACAGCCACTACCTCCTGAAATGGAAAATCAAATAGCATTAATGGCAGCTAATGCAGCAGATCAAGTTAATCAATTAGATATAGAAAAAGAAAAAATCTTATCTGGTGAGAAAGACAAAGAAGATCCTGTTAGCAAACAAATAGAGTTACAACAAATGGAACTAGATCTTAAACGTCAAGTTCACATGGATAAGATTGCATTAGAAGAATCTAAAATGATTATAGATGATGAGAATAAAGATGAAGATCGACTGCTTAAATCTGAACAGATGAATATGAAATTTGCTGGAGATATGGCAAGAGATGCTAAAAAAACTGTAAGCGTAGCAATGAAAGGAATGGGTAAATAATGGATGACAGAAAACAAAAGAAAATGCAACCAGAGGGAAGAGCCTATGAAGCAGGATTTAAAAAAGCAGCTAAAATTAAAAAACTACCCCTTAAAGAAGAATTTAAAGCACAAGGTGGAATAAACATGATTCTCACTCCTTTTTCAAAAAAACAAAGAAAATTAGAGAAAAGTTATAGAAAAGGTTTAAGCGAAGGTGTTAAATTTAAAAAACAAGAAAACAGAAACAACAAGAGGCCATAATGACTAAAGAAACTCATAAAACTAAAAGTGGCAAAACTGCTAAAAAAGGTCTGTGGTACAATATTGCACAGAAAAAGAAAAAAGGAAAGAAGATGCGTAAGAAGGGTGCTAAAGGCGCTCCAACTGAAGCAGCTATAAAACGAAGTCAATCATAAGGAGAATATAAAAATGAAAAACGCAGCAAAACCAAAAAAAGAAGGACTTACATCTAAAATAAAAAAAGGTGTTAAATTAGCATCTAATTTAACTTTACCAGGCCAAATAGTAACTGCAGGCAAAGGTATTGTACAAGCTATTAAAACAGGAAATGCAAAAGGTAAAGCAAAGAAAAAAAAGAAAATGGACAGAAACAGAGCAGCTGTACGCGATAGAGCTAAAACGAAAGGATAATATATGCCAGCAGGAAAAGGAACTTACGGAAGTAAAAAAGGAAGACCACCTAAAGATAAAAAAAAGAAAAAAGTAAAAGGTAAAGTAAATAAATTAGACATGAACAAAGATGGTAAAATTACATCAGCAGATTTTGCTATGTTAAGAGGTAAAAAGAAAAAGAAGAAATAATGGCTAAGAAGACTGCAGCATGGACACGCAAAGAAGGAAAAGACCCTAAAGGCGGATTAAACGCTAAAGGGGTCAAATCCTATCGTAAAGCTAATCCTGGTTCTAAACTTAAAACTGCAGTAACAACTAAACCATCTAAATTAAAGAAAGGATCTAAAGCAGCCAATAGACGTAAGTCATTTTGTGCTCGTATGACAGGAATGAAAAAGAAACTAACAAGCTCAAAGACGGCTAAAGATCCTAATTCTAGAATAAATAAGTCCTTGCGTAAATGGAATTGTTAGGGTATAATGTCAAAGCAAAATAGAAATTACAGAAAAGAATACGACAACTATCATTCTACTGATAAACAAAAGAAAAGGCGAGCTAGTCGTAATGCGGCTAACAAACTAAAAGGTAAAGCAGGTATGGATGTTGATCATAAAGATGGCAATCCTTTAAACAACAGTCCTAGTAATTTAGTTGTAAAATCTAAGACGGCAAATAGATCATTTAAACGCACCAAAAAAGCAACTAAAGCATGAAAATAAATGATAAGACAAATGTACAGATGCCGCTTAAAACGGTTGCTAGCCTTATCACGTTGGTCGCTGTAGAATGAT